GATTGGCTAGAACATAGCCTACAAGAAAAAATGGACGATATTCTATACATCCAGAAAGCTCTAAAAACACTGCGTGAATCAAAAAATCCATAATATTTATAATAAAATACTAAAAAATGACACAAGAACAACTACGCATGCAATTTCTTTCAGGTGTAATCACAGAAAGCGAATACAAAGTAAAATTAGAAGAACTTAACTCAACTGAAGAAAAAAATTCACTTAACGAACATTACGTTGCAGGTGGAATTGTAGGAGTTGGAGCAATCAATAACCCATTTGAAGGCCGTAAAAAAGAAGTATATGAAGATGCTTTTGAATACTTTTTGAACTCAAAATATGAGTTAAATGAAGGTGAAGAAAAAGAAGAGGATGAAGAAGAAGAGGATTTAGACGAAGGTAAAGAAGTAGAAGAACCAAATAACTACTAATATGAACCCAAGAGACACAGTTAAATTAGATATTCCTTTATTTATTCGTTTACTCGAATATGCTAGAGAGGATGCAAAAGACGATATGGATCTGCATCGCATAGCAGAAAACGCAATTGACTTGTCTCGTTTAGGTGGAACCTTAGGGATGATCGATTACGAAAACATAATTGGACCTCAAGAAAACATTGAAGAAATTAAACGTTGGCAGTTAAGAGCCGGCATTATTAAATAATTCAAAAGACGGCTTAGGACCGTTTGCTAGTTATAGCAAGAGAATACTTTTATCGCTATCAAGATATTCTCAAGAAAGCTTGCCTTTGGCAGGCTTTTTTTGTATCTTTACATTATGGCCAAAAAGAAACTACCCTCCATTGTAAAAGACATTCGAAATAAAATCAAACGAGACATAGATTGGGCAAGTGAAAAACTTATTTCATTTTCACAATTCCAAATGTACTCCGAATGCCCTAAAAAATGGTCTTTACAGTATAAAGAAGGACACAAACAATTCACTTCAACAATCCATACTGTTTTCGGAACAGCCCTCCATGAAACTATCCAGCATTATCTAACTGTGTTTTATGAGCAAAACGGAGCTGAAGCTGATAGAATAAACACCTCTGAAATACTAGAGAATGCTCTACGTGAAGAATATAAAAAACAGTATAAATCCAACAACAACCAACATTTTGTTACTCCAGATGAACTTAGAGAATTTTATGAAGATGGAGTAGAGATAATTCGAGACTTTTCAAAAAACAAAGCAAAACATTTCTCAAAACGTGGGTGGTATTTAGCAGGATGTGAAATTCCAATTACATTAAATCCACACCCAAAATACCCAAATGTAGTATACCAAGGTTACCTTGATGCTGTTTTGTATCATGAACCAACAAATAAAATTTACATTATAGACTTTAAAACATCAACTTGGGGGTGGGGAGATAAAGATAAGAAAAACGAAACTAAACAAAACCAACTTATATTATATAAAAGATATTTTTCGGAACATTTTAATTTCCCAATTGATGATATAAACGTAGAATTTTTTATCTTGAAACGTAAATTAAGAGAAAGTGAAGATTTTGTAATTAGACGTATTCAAAAACATCAACCATCATCTGGTAAAATCAAGATTAAAAAAGCAGAAGATGCTATGTTAAAGTTTATAGAAGAAGCATTTGACCAAAATGGATTCAAACAAGTAGAACACCAACCAAAACAAAACGATAATTGCAAGTATTGTCCTTTTTACAAGACTCATTTATGTTCCGCGACCTACTAATATACCGCCATATGTATATACGATAACATAAAATTAAAAACATATGAGTGAAAAAAACCAACAATTAACATCCGTAAAAATAGATACGGATTTATTCGACAAATTTAAAATCGAGTGTATCAAGCGTAAATTCTCGTTTCAAAAACTAAGTGAGCGAGCAATTCACCTTTATTTAACAGACGAGGAATTTAGAAAAAAAGTTCACAACCACAATGACCTAAGCTTGGAAAACGAAGATTAAATAGTTATATTGAATTAAATTTAAAAGTTATATATGGAAAAATTTGGTTATTTGCCTCAAAACAAGAGGAAAAAAATTCTATTAATTTGCGACGACATTAGAGTACACTCGGGTGTAGCAACAGTAGCACGCGAATTAGTTTTACACACATCTCAACATTTCAATTGGGTAAATGTAGCGGGAGCAATCAATCATCCCGAGCAGGGTAAACGTTTTGATTTATCAGCAGATACAAACACAAACACAGGTCTAACAGATTCTTCTGTTTTCTTGTATCCTGTAAACGGATATGGAGACGCGGATTTAATTAGACAACTAATTGAAATGGAAAAACCAGATGCAATTATGTTAATTACGGATCCAAGATATTTTGAGTGGTTGTTTATGATTGAAAACGAGATTAGAAAACACATGCCAATCATTTATTTGAACATCTGGGATGATTACCCAGCACCGTTGTACAACAAAGCATTTTACGAGTCGTGTGATGCATTACTTGCAATTTCAAAACAAACAAAATTAATTAATGAGCTTGTTTTAGGTGAAAAAGCAAAAACAAAAGTAATTGAGTACGTTCCACATGGTTTAAATGAAAATCATTTTTACCCGATTGAAAATAAAGATGAATTAAAAGTATTAGCCGAATTTAAAAACAATTTATTTTCGGGAGAAGAAAAAGATTTTGTAGTATTTTTTAATTCAAGAAATATTAGACGTAAACAAATTCCGGATACAATGCTTGCGTTTAGATATTTTTTAGATACGTTACCAAAAGAGAAAGCAGAAAAATGTGCTATGGTTTTACATACCGAAGTAATTTCAGAACACGGAACTGATTTAGAGGCGGTTAGAAAAATATTATTCCAAGATTATCCAAATGCAATTTATTTTTCAGTTAATAAATTAGACCACAAGCAATTAAACATGTTGTATAATATTGCAGATGCTCAAATTTTGTTAACTTCAAACGAGGGTTGGGGCTTATCATTAACTGAAGCAATTTTAGCGGGAACTGTTATCATAGCAAATGTAACTGGTGGAATGCAAGATCAAATGCGATTTGAGGACGAATATGGAAATTGGTTTGTACCAACACCAAAATTACCTTCAAACCATACTGGTAGGTTGAAAAATCATGGTTGTTGGGCGTTCCCGGTTTATCCAACAAACCGTTCAATTCAAGGTTCACCTAAAACACCTTATATTTGGGATGATAGATGCACAGCAGAGGATGCAGCCGCTCGTATATCCGAAGTATATGCATTGGATAGAAAAACAAGAAAAGAGCTTGGTAAAACAGGAAGACATTGGGCTGTAAATGAAGCCGGTTTAACTGGTGAGCACATGGGAGTTAGAGCAATTAACGCGATAGATCAATTATTTGACACGTGGACTCCACGCTCAAAATATGAGTTAATCAACTGTAATGAAGTAAAAGAAGATACAATTAAACACGAATTATTATACTAAGATATGGAAAATAAAGAATTTAAACGAATGCAAAAATTAGCTGGTTTAATTGTTGAGGAAAAACAAACATATGATTTTGGATGCGCTATGTTGTATTTTAATTTTCCCGAAATGAATAAAATTCATGACATTATTGACCCTGAAGATATATATACTCAAGAAGGAGACCGTTCATTTGGTTTAGAAGAAGAACCACATTGTACTTTACTTTATGGTTTACATGAGGGAGTATCTACCGAAGATGTAAAGGAGGTTTTGGATAAATATACTTATTCAACAGTTAAAGCACATAACGCTTCATTGTTTAAGAACCCAGATTACGATGTGTTAAAATTTGATGTTAACGGGGATAATTTACATGAAACAAACTCCGACCTACAACAATTCCCATTCACATCTAATTTTCCAGATTACCACCCCCATATGACAATAGCATACCTAAAACCAGGAACTGGAAAAAAATATACTAAAATGCTTAAAGGACAAGAATTTGATTTACTCCCCCAACATGCAGTATATTCAAAACCAGATGGAGACCAAGATAAAATTAATATAAACGTAGATTAAAACATGGAAAATCAAGAAAACACAATCGGAGAACAAAGAGTTAGGGTTTCATTTAATGTAAAAAATGACAACTTAGTAACTGAATTAAAACAAAAAACTGCTGAGTTAATAGATGTTTGTGAAACTTTAAAGAAATATGATGCTCGATTAGCATCTTTAGCTCAAACTAGTTACGAAGAAGCAGCAATGTGGGCTGTTAAGGCGGCTACTTCTCCAACAAAATAATGTATCTTTTTTGTATCTTTGTTGGATCCTTTAATATGTATAATCGATGGGACGTTTAAAAAAATATCAAACAGAAGAAGAAAAGCAAGCTGTTAAAAAACAACGTGCCCGAGACTATTATTGGAACAACAAAGAACAAGAAGATGAAAAAGCCAAACAACGCTATCATAGGAATATACAAAATAACCAACCCCAAAGGTAAAGTTTATATTGGACAATCTGTTGATATTGAAAAGAGATGGAAGATGCATAAAGGATTATATGAATCTCACGAATCAAGTAAATTAAAAAGATCATTGGTAAAATATGGGGTATCTGAACATTTATTTGAAATAATTGAGGAATGCCCTGTGGATCAAATATATGAAAGAGAAATACATTGGATTAAATTTTACAATGCTGTTGGGGATGGTTTAAATATTTTAGAAGGTGGACAAGGAGTTAAAATGACAGATGAAATCAAAAATAAAATAAGCGATAAGAAGAAAAACCATATCTGTTATAAAGATAGTGAAAGAGGAGAAAAAATATCTCAATCATTGAAAGGAAGAAAAAACACTTGGGGGAAAGGAAAAGAAAAAATAGGTAAAAAACAAGAAAAAGAATTTAGAGAAAAATTGGAAAAATTAAAATCTAAATGTATATTACAATTTGATGATAATGGAAATTTGATTCAAGAATGGAATAGTATAAAAAATGCTGCTGAGTCAACCGGAATACATAGAGAAAACATAGGATGTGTTTTAAGAGGCATAACCAAAACAGCAGGAGGATATAATTGGAAATATAAATAAAAAAAGTCATGAACAAAACTACATGCGTAATATACGCACCCGTTGAAACCTACTCAGGCTATGGAGCAAGAGGTCGCGATATAGCTAAAGCTATAATTGAATTAAAAAAAGAAGAATGGGATATTAAAATAATCCCTTGTAGATGGGGAGCAACCCCAAAAGGATTTTTGAATGATAACCCAGAATGGGAATTTCTAAAATCTTATTTAACCCAAACACCCCTCCAATATCAACCTGATATTATGCTTTGGGTAACTATTCCATCTGAATTCCAACCAGTAGGAAAATATAACATTGGATGTACAGCAGGAATTGAAACAACAATTGCCCCAGCAGAATGGGTTGAAGGATGCGGTAGAATGAATTTAATTTTAGGTTCTTCTGAACATACTATTAAAGTACTTAAAGATAGTAAGTTTGAAAAACGTAACCAACAAACAAACCAACCAATGGGAACAATTGAATGGACTGGAGATAGTGAGGTTATATTTGAGGGTGCAGATGTTGAAACATATAAACCAATCAAATCAAATTTTGATTTATCTTCAATTAAAGAGGATTTTGCTTATTTGTTTGTAGGTCATTGGATGCAAGGTCAATTAGGTGAGGATAGAAAAAATGTAGGATTGCTTGTAAAAGCATTCTTTGAAACATTTAAAAACAAATCCAAAAAACCAGCGTTAATTTTGAAAACATCTCAAGTAGGATCCTCTTATATGGATAGAGATGAAATTTTAAAGAAAATTAAAGCAATTAAAGATACTTGCAAATCAAATAACTTACCTAATGTTTATTTATTACATGGTGAGTTTACAAACGAGGAAATGAATGAGATATATAACCATTCAAAAGTTAAAGCAATGATTAATTTAACTAAAGGAGAAGGGTTTGGTCGTCCATTACTTGAGTTTTCTTTAGTAAACAAACCAATCATTACAACAAATTGGAGTGGTCATATTGATTATTTGAATCCTGAATTTACAACGTTATTATCTGGTACTTTAACAAATGTACACCCAAGTGCGGCAAACAATATGTTACTAGCTGAAGCACAATGGTTTTCTGTTGATACTGGGCACGTTGGGCACTATTTAAAAGATGTGTTTGAAAACTATAAAGGATATGCTGATAAAGCAAAACGTCAAGGATTCCATTCAAGATCTAAATTTTCGTTTGATGCAATGAAAGAAAAATTGGATACTGTATTCACTCAACGTATACCTGAGTTTCCAAAACATGTGCAATTACAATTGCCAAAGCTTTCTAAAATAGAGCTTCCGAAACTTAAAAAAGTAGAAATAAATGAAACTCAGAAATCATAATTATAAACAAGTTTTAAGGCAAATAATAAAAGAAGAAATTTTAAAACATTCTTATTTACAAGAAATATTTGATTCATCCCCATTTAAAACCCAATTTAATTTTCAAGATGATGGATATGAAATTAAAAGTGAATATTTTAAAGATAGCCAAGAAAACGATATTCAAGTTATATTTCATAAGATGAGGAGAGAAAATTATGAAATAGATTTTACAGTAAACGGAAGTAGTTATGAAAATTTAGATATAAATTATTCTCTTAAAGAATATACTTCTTTAATATCAACAGTATTTAAATGTATAGAACAATTTATAAATGGATATTTTCCTGAAGGATTATATATAGAAGGGGAAGATAGTTTTACAAAAAAAGATATTGGAAAAAAAGGACAAAAAAATTCAATATACAAATATGCTTTAGAAAATATAAATATTCCTCCAAATTATGTTTTGTTAACCAATGAAAGTGGAGGGGTACAAATCTTAAAAAAATAAAATATGCAACACGAAGAAAT